GGACGGAGCGATTGAGGACATCGGCACGGTTCTTTCCGACATGGCAGAGGGGTGACGACATGGGCAGATTTTACGGCATCAAGATCAAAAACGGCGAAATCAATGACGCAACAGGAGAAGCATGGAAGCTTGAAGACGTACCCCGTCTTTGGCGGGCTAAGGTGGAAAAATGGCTTGAACAGAACAATTAAAGGGGGCAATCATGGCATCTATCATGCAGGGCACTACTCCCACAGTGACCATTACTATTGACCCAAATGATTTGAACTTGGCGAATGTTACGGCAATGGATATAAAGATTCGGAATGTCAGAACGAGGTCTTATGGACTTGATAATATGACGATTGATACGGAAGCCAATTCATTTACGTATCAGTTTACTGAGGAAGAGACCACTGAATTAAATCCTAAAAAGCCGTTAATCATTCAAGGCAGACTGTGGCTTGGCGATAAGATTGTGGGTATTAACAAGATTCAATTTGAGGTTTCAGACATGATGGGAGTTGGAACTGATGGCTGAATATAGGACTGTCACAGTAAGTGTCAGAACATCCTCGGATGTAAATGCCCGCGCAGAAACATCATCCAATCTAACTGCACAAGCAAAAGTATCTAAGGATGTGATAAATGCTTCTGCTACCGTTTCCGATTCTGAAGTCAGAGCTTCTGCTTCATTGTCGGATATGGTGGCAGAAGCAACTGCCGAACTAAACACAAAGATAATTTTAAATGGCGATTTTTCTGTTTACTCAGGACCCTACGAAGTCACTCCAACAATGGAGAAGCAGGTTCTTGAGACAAAACAGAGGACGCTCCTTGACGATGTGACTGTCAAGAAAATTCCAATTTACGAGACAAGTAATTTGTCAGGCGGTACAACGGTTTACATTGCGATGGGGGAAGGATAAATGGCAAGAAGTAAAATCGTAATTAATGGGGAAACTTATATTGATTTGACCGCTGATACTGTTGTGGAAGCGGATGTGGCAAGTGGGAAGACCTTCCATAAAGCTGATGGTACTATTGGCACTGGGGTAAGTACGCTTGATTCCGATACTTCAGACGATACCGCCCTTGTGGCAGAGGTTCTGAATGGCAAAACGTTCCATGCAAGGGGGGCGGCTCTTGAAGGAACAATGCCGAACAATGGCGCAGTGTCCGGGGTAATTTCTACAAAAGCCGGAAAATATACCGTTCCACAGGGGTACCACGATGGGTCAGGAAGTGTCTCTATCAGCCAGACAGAACAGGACAAAATCATCCCCGGAAATATAAAGGCAGGAGTAGTTATTCTTGGGCAGACAGGTGCGTATACCGGTGAGGGCGTTTCTGCTCAGTCCAAGACTGCAACTCCCACATTTGCAAATCAGACCGTTCTCCCGGATACTGGATATGATTATCTGAGTCAGGTGACAGTCAGCGCTATTCCGATTACTGAAGTCGTAAATGCATCTGGCGGTACTACTGTGACTGTGGGGTGATTTTTAAATGGCAGTCAGTAAGGTCGTATTAAGTGATGGGCGTACGCTTATTGACTTAAGCGAAGACACCGTGACGAATGCTTCTCATATCATGAGTGGATATGTTGGTCATCTTGCTGATGGTTCTAAAGTCACTGGCACGGGGCAAGGCGGCGGTTCAGCACAAAGTATTTACACAGGTACATCTGTGCCCTCTGCTTCACTTGGCAATAATGGAGACATCTTCATTCAGGCGGATGCAGGCGGAAGCCTTGAGGCGTACCCGGAAGATTTTACATCGTCCAGAATGAACAACACCTCAAATGCAAGCGCGTGCATCGGCAAATCGGCGGACGAAGGAAGCTCGACGTCAAATATGTATTCTTCGGGACAAAGCACGACGGGCGTCGTCGAGTACACGTTTGATTTGTCGGGCATCCCGTCCAGTGCGTCCATCACGTCCGTAAGCTGTCGGGTAAAGGCGCATGAAGAAAATGCGTCCCGGTCTGCTTTCTCCCTCCAACTCTATGCGGGGGATATACCGAAAGGGTCGAAGACAACGGTAAGCGGAACCGGGAACACGATCTACACGCTATCGACTGGAAGCTGGACGCGGGAAGAGCTTGACAGCCTTGTCCTCCACACAGAATACGGGTATTATGGCGGACTGGTAGCAGGCGCGACTCTGACCATTGCTTACATGATGGATTCAGCATCCTATAATGTAACGCTAACGGGAGATTCTTCTGAGTGGTCGATTAAGGGTGAAGGTATCTATCAGAAGTCTAGCGGTTCATGGAGTTTAGTGTCATCTGTAGTCCTAGGAAATTTGATAGAAAGAAAATAAAGCATCAACTGGAGCTGTTGTCTGCTCCCTCCACAACCAAGGTGTTATTTACAAAACTTTCAAAATGATTTAAAATATTAAAGAAAAGGAGTGACAGATGGAATACATTCCACTTCTCATATCCGGGATGGCACTGTTGTTTTCTGCGTATCAATTCGTAAAAGCAAGTGAAAAAGAGGATACTACACAGATCACGACAGTGCTAATCAAGTTAGAAAATATCGCAGATGGTATCGCAGAAATTAAGACAGATATGAAAAACGTGAAAACCGATGTCCGTCAGCTTTATGAGAGGATGGCAAAAGTTGAAGCATCTGTTAGCTCTGCACACAAACGCATTGATAGCATAAAGGAGGATGTAAAATGAACATTGACTGGAAGAGAAAACTTACGAGCAGAAAGCTGTGGGCGGCAATCGCAGGATTTGTATCCGGGCTGATGATTTACTTTGGGCGTTCTGAGTCCGAAGCAACTCAGGTTGCATCGCTTATCATGATGGGTGCATCTGTGGTCGCTTATTGCGTGGGTGAGGGACTGGCTGATAACGGTAACGGTACTATTTACATTCCTAACGCTGAGGAGATCAAGGATGAACAGTAACTACGAAAAAGGCAAAAAACTTCTCAGGGGCGGATACACTCAGTATACTCCTGACGGTAGGGCCAATTTTGTAAAAGCGGGAGCATATGGAAAACTTCCTAGAAAGGGAGCGATACAGTATAACTATATTGCTTCTAAGGGCAGGGTGGGTCATGTAGCTGTTGTAACTGATTGTAAAATTGATTATGACAAAAAGCGGTTTACGGTTTGGACTGTTGAGGGCAATACCAATTCTCAGGAATGGCAATCCAATGGCGGGATGGTAGCAAAGAAAGTTTATCGCGATGTTCCGTTTGATTCTGTGGGTAAAGGCACTGGAAGCCATATTGACGGATTTGGTTATCCTGATTTCGGTAATGATACCTGTACGGCAGAAGAATTTATCGAAGCCTTGACGAAAGAAAACGGATATATTGAAAAGCGTAACTCTGAGGAAAATGGTGATACTCAGCGTAACGCTACTGAATACGAAAAGACCGTCAATAAAGGCGTGAACAATTACACGAAATACGGAAACTGGATGGGTTGTAATGGTGTTCAGTGGTGCGCGCAGTACGTATCGTGGGCGGCATGGCTTGCATGTAGAAAACACTCTGAAAAGATCAAGACTGGGTGGTGCAATGACGGTTATGAATGGTACTATCAGATAGATGGGGTATTCGCAAAAGACCAGTGGCTTTACATTGACAACCGTTGGTATGCCTTTGACGGTGCAGGACACATGGTCACAGGATGGTTTTTATCTGAGGATGAGTGGTATTATCTCAACCCGGAAGACGGGGCGATGCTGAACGACCAGTGGCTTGAATATCATGGCATTTGGTATTACCTGACTCATTCGGGAGCAATGGCGAAAAATACTTTCATTAAAAATAGGCATGGATATTGTTACATTAACGCTGATGGTAAATGGGATGGTAAATATGTTGAACCCCCCGGCCCCGGAGTGGAGGTAATTAAGCATGAATGAGCCCGTGCCGTACATTGTGCATGAAAGTATCATGTCGCGAATGGAACGTACCATAAAGCGCTTGTGGATTCTCTGTATTATCATGTTCGTATCTCTTATCCTGACGAATGGAATGTGGATTTGTTATGAAAAGTCATGGGAAGTTAGTGAACAGGAGGTATCACAGGAGATTGATACTGGAAATGGTGATGCCGTAGTCACTGGAATTGGAGATATTAACTATGGCGAAGATAAAACAGAGAGTCCGCAGTAAAAAGCGTACGAGAAAAGTTGGCGGTAATTCCGGCTATGTATCATGCAACATGTGCCATGGTACTGGAAGAGTAAAGAATTGGCGGAAAAAAGGATGAAAAATAAGTTCGATTTATCGAGATCAGAGCTCGAACACTTGATAAACGAATGGATTTTCTCCGAACGAGATAGGGCCATTCTTAAAAGAAGACTCTTGGATGGAATATGTTATGAGCCGTTGGCAGAAGAATTCGAGCTTTCAGTAAGACAAGTAAAGAACATTGTTTATAGAGGAGAAGATAAGCTCTTTAAACACGTATAAGAAAATATGCACAAGGAAAAAACAAATCCTTGTGCATATTTTTTATTTACAAACTACAAATATTTTTGTATAATGTACCTGTAAGTTAAATGACGCTCAAATATGAGAGGAGATAAAAAATGAAGAATTATGAGATGGAAGTAAAACCTACTCCTGCTAAAAGAATTTGGACAGAAGATGAGATCAAAAATCTTATTCAGGTCAATGACAAGGTTCTTTATGGAGCACTTAAGAGACTTTATGCCTGCCAGACTGCTGAGGAACAGAATGATAAAGAAACTCATGAGCAGAATGGAAAGGGATTTAATGGAGTAGATGCTCCTATTCTTTCAAGTTTCTGTGAGTTTCTTAATAAGACAGGATTTCTTACTCCTAAGCAGAAGGTTCTTGCTCGTAAGAAACTGATGAAATATAATAAGCAGCTTACCATTTTAGCAAATGCATAAAAACTGCACAAAATATGCCCATCGAGTTCATTCTCGGTGGGCCTTTTTTATTTTAGAATAATGTAGGAGGAAAAGGACATGAAAGAGTATATAAGAAGATTGATGGCTTGTGGATATTCAAGAGAATATGCAAAACAATTATGCCTTGACTTTTCCAGAAATCTCCATTTGTTTGATTTGGATTATTTTATTTTGTCTATGGAAAAGGATAAAAACAAATGTGGATAAAATATAATCCTAACCCAACTGGGAGAGCCGTAGGAGATTGTGCAGTAAGGGCAATTTCTAAGGCATTAGATATTGATTGGGAAACGGCATATAATTTGATTGCCTCTAACGGGTTTGCGATGGGAGACATGCCATCAAGTGATTCTGTGTGGGGATCAGTTCTAAGACAAAACGGTTTTTATAGATCTTCTATTCCTAATAGATGTCCTGATTGTTATACGGCTGCAGACTTTGCACAAGACAATCCTGTTGGCACGTTTGTATTAGGGTTCGGTGGTCATGTGGCTACAATTGTAAATGGCAATTTATATGATTCATGGGATAGTTCTAACTGTATACCTATTTATGTTTGGTATAGAAAGGATTAAAAATGGCGTATAATTATTTTCCTGCAACATATCAACCTTTTTATCCGCAATACCCACAACAGCCGCAAATGCAACAACCCCAGCAACAAATGATGACTCCACCCACAATCCGTGCTGAGATCGTGCAGGTAGGGAGTAAAGCTGAAGCAGCGAATTTTCCAGTGGGCGCAGGCCAAACGCAAATGATGATTATGCGTGATGATTCTGCTATCTTTATCAAGTCTGCCTTTGCAAATGGTCAAGCAAACCTTGATGAATATATTAAAAAGCCCCCGGAGCCTGAAAAGCCTGCGGCGGACTATGTTACAAGAGAAGAGTTTGAACAGAGAATTTCGGCATTGCAAAGAAAGGTGGTAAATAATGAGCCTGTTTCAGTCACTCGGACAGCAACCGCAACAGCCCCAGAATCCGGCACAAATGCTTCAGCAGGTCAAGGCTGATCCTGCCGCTTTTCTCAGACGGCATGGATTTAACATCCCACAAAATGTAAATATTCACGATCCAAATGCGATCATAAACAGCCTTATGCAATCTGGTCAGATACCAAATAACAGGTATCAGCAGGCCATGCGGATGCTTCAGGGCATGAGGCGCAGATAATCCCGTATCTTCCGCTGATGGGTGCGCAACGTCAGCGAGGATAAATATAAACACTGGCTATTGTTTGAGATAGTCACTGACCGCAAAAAATTAGCGGTAGAAAGGAAGAAAGTTATGGCTCTTACTGATGATAACAGCGGAATCGGAGCAACGATGCTTGTAGGCCCGACTGGCTACGGCGGCTATCCTATGATGGGTGGTTACGGTGGCGGCATGGGGTTCGGCGGTGACTGGGCGTGGATTCTCCTGCTCCTCCTGATCGGCGGTAACGGTTGGGGTATGGGTGGCTTTGGTGGCTTCGGCGGCGGTCTCGGAATTGATTTCCCGTGGCTTCTGAACGGACAAAACGGCATTAATAACAATGTCAATGATGGTTTCCGGGACGCACAGCTTCATGACTCCGTTACCTCCGTGCGTGACGGCGTGAGCAATCTCGCCACTCAGCTTTGCGGATGCTGTGGCGATATTCAGATGGGTATGGCAAATGGTTTTGCAGGTGTTCAGCAGTCTCTTTGCAACGGTTTTGCGGGAACTACCGCCGCTGTAACTGGCGCACAGAACGCTATCACTCAGCAGATGAACGCCAATGAACTTGCAAATCTTAACCGTTCCTTCGCGGAGCAGACGGCAAACATGCAGGGCTTCAACGGCGTGAATGCAGGCGTTGCTGACCTCCGCTACACGGTAGCGACCGAGGCTTGTGCGGATCGTGCCGCTGTTGGCGATGCACTCCAGAATGTTACCATGCAGAACATGGGGAATACCAACGCAATTGTGAACGCTATCACTGCGGGTATTCAGTCTATTAAGGATGATCTGTGTCAGGATCGTCTTGATGCTGAACGCAGAGAGAACGCGAACCTCCGCTCCGAACTTATGTATGCACGTGGACAGGCTTCTCAGACTGAGCAGACGGCGGCGATCCTTGCTAACAACAATGCGCAGACTGCGCTGTTCCAGCAGGGTCTCAACAACGAGGTGGATGCCCTGTATAACAGACTGAATTCCTGCCCGGTTCCGACTACTCCTGTTTACGGTCGTACTCCTATCTTCACCTGCAACAATGGCGGGTGCGGATGCGGTAATGGCAGCTTCTAAGGAGGTGCGGCATGGCGTGTGAATTCTTGTATAATCCGATTCAAGAAGTGGCGTCGAATGCGCCGATCCTGTTCGATACATCTATTCCCTGCAATCGTGGTAACGTTTATCACGAAGGAAATACCGGGAATTTTATTCTCCGTGGTGCCAACACTAACAATCCGTGTAACTGCTTCGCACAGTATCAGGTAACTTTTAATGGCAATATTGCCATCCCGGAGGGCGGTACGGTCGGCCCGATTGCTGTAGCGATTGCCGTCAATGGGGAACCAAGGCTCACGAGCAGAGCGATTTTTACCCCTGCGGCAGTAGAGGAATTCGGCAATGTGACCAGTACGGCGATCATCAAGGTTCCGAGATGTTGCTGTTTCAGTCTGAGTGTGGACGCTGTTCCCGCTTCGACTGATCCGACTGTTACGCCCGCGCCTGTGATCGAAGTACAAAATGCAAACCTGACTATCACACGGATTGCATGAGGAAAGGAGAATGAAGATGCACAAACTGTACGAATACGTTTGCGATGAGCTTAAGGACCTGGAAAAGAAAGCTGAAAAAGGCAATCTTTCCATGCAGGAAATTCAGTATGCCGACACTCTGGCTCATCTTAAAAAGAATCTTATGAAAGCCGATGAAATGATGGAAGACGAATTCGGAGAATACAGCATGGCGTATTATCCGATGACTTCCTATGCTGAAGAGGGAGGCAATAAGGGCAGATATGGCATGAACCGCAGAGATGGATATTCCTATGCAAGAGGTCGCAGAAATGCAAGACGAGACAGCATGGGAAGATATTCCAGGGAAGGTGGTTATTCTTATGCAGATGACGAAATGCATGAGATAATCGCGGATATGCGTGGAATGATGTCTGATCTTCCTACTGAAAAACAGAGAAAAGTCCGGGAATTTATTGACAACATGGAAAGAATGTAAAGGGGGTGGCCTCTTGTGATTACAGAACAAGACTTGCAGGAGGCCATTGCTGAATGCTTAGGCCAAAAAAACCCAAATGCTTCCACCTGTATAAAATTGGCTGCATTTTACACGATCAAAAATGAGTTATTTCCTAATAAAAACCAGTCGGATTCTTTTCCTGTAAATTATTCATATGCGGGTCCTTCTGATATTGAGTATGATTCTGGAACTGAATTTAGTGAAAGCATAAGGGATAAAAATCAGAATGATATTCTCGGAGTTTTTGATGAGTTAATGTCAACACTTCAAGTTTTACAACCAAAATTATATAATGGAGTGCTAAGAAAAATAGACGGCCTTTAAGCCGTCTATTTTTATTCTGAAAAGTTAATATCCATATAGTCTTCATAAAGGGGATACCAATCGGTTTCCTCCATTAAATCACCTATTTCACATTTTAAAGCGACGCATAGTTTTAGAATTGTATCTAATCTGGCATGATCTATTTTATTTGTTCCTTGTTCATAATACTGCAATGTCCTTACATTGATATGAGTCATTGCTGCCAATTCTTGCTGTGTGATGTTCCTCTTTATTCTTAATTCCTTTAATCTAGTCATAGCATAACACCTCCCAAAAAATAATATCATAATATTTGTAGCTTGTACATATAAAATTGCACAAAAAGATGCCACTATCCTTGTGAAGGTTGCCTATGTACAATTATGATGGTACTTGATATAATTATCTCAGATCAAAACAAAGCAAGCATATGAATTTAATGAATGAGGAGGAAAATAAAATGACAAGAGAAGAAAAACTGTTTGCAATGAATGGTGCAACCCTGATCACGATCGCTGACAATCTTGGAGTTAAAGTTAAATGCAATCGTACGCGTAGCGGTCTTAAAGAAGCCAAGAGCGCGGTTATCGAAAGAATTCTTGCCGCAGAAAAAGCAGCAGAAGAGAATAAGCCTGAAGAGAAGGAAGAGGTTACTCCGGATCTTACACCGGCTACGGATATTACCCATGATCAGGGTGAAGATGAGTGGGAAGATAATTCTTATGATGAAAAGCAGGAAAAAGCTGCAGAATCTGATAAGACTGCCGAGGATACTGTAAACAAGAAGAAAGTTGCTAAAACCGGAAATAAGGGGCCGAAACCTGGAAGAGGCGCTCAGCTGGAATTTGATGGAAGATCTCAGAATATCTGTGCTTGGGCAAAGGAACTTGGAATTTCTGCAAATACCCTTTACGGAAGGATCTATCGTATGGGATGGTCTATCGAGAAAGCATTTACTACTCCCGGTAGAAGTTAATGCTATAATTACAATATCGCGTTCTCTGGTACCTTTAATCATTTCTTAATAACTTATATGCTAAATTTGAGAAGCCCTTAGAAAATGATTCTGAGGGCTTCTATTTATATACAGTTAAAATTGCACAATTTTAGTTACAGAAATTTGGTAGTTTTACCGTATGTACAAATATATTTGTACTTGATACAATGTTACTGTAAGCTAAATGATGCTCAACCACTTAATAGGAGGAAAATAAAATGATGAATATGTCCGAGATGCTCAATACTACCCAGGATTTTAACGCTCTTCTTGAAAATGCGCATAAGATCCAGGCTAACTGCAAGGATTATAAGGTTGCTGCAGATGCTATCCGTATGGACAATGCGCTGAATCTTAACTTTGAGGATAAGTCTCTTTCTCTCAGCTCTCTTGCTACTGGCCATCTATGCGGAAAGCTGAATGTGCCTTCGAGATACTTCAGCAGATTAGTAGATGCTCATCAGAACGTGCTTGCCGCAGCCAATATTAACTGCTGGTTGACCGGAGACAAGAGAACGTTCTTCCTCAGAGGTTACGGTGATCATATTAGAGGCGTTCTTTCTGGAAGTTATTCGGTATACGATGCTCCTGAGATTCTGACGACCGTAAAAGAGGTTTTTGATCCTGAAACTTTTGTTCTTAAGGGATCATTCATCAATGAGGAAAGACTTCATCTGAGACTCATTGAGACAGAAATGATGAATGTCGAAGGAGAAGATCTTTTTGCAGGAATTACTCTCGATAGTTCTGACGTAGGAAGATCTGGACTGCAGGTCAAATTCTTCATCTGGAAAAAAGTCTGCACTAACGGATTAGTAATTGCAAAATCCAGTGCACGTCTTTTTAAGCAGAAGCACATCGGAATTACCCACGAAGATTTTGCTGAGGGATTAAGAGAAGGTCTTGAAAACTTCCACGCTCTGAAAGATAAGATCGCAGAATCTATCAGAGAGACCAGCAAGATTCCGGTAAGTCAGGATATTGACGAACTCCTTGAGGAAATTAAGGATAAGACCAATCTTTCTGATCAGGCCGCAGAAAAAGTAGTAGAGCTTATGCAGATCAAGTATGCTCCCACTAAATGGGGACTGATCAACGGAATCACTGAGGTTGCTCAGGAATTTACCCTGGAAACACGGCTTCAGCTTGAGGAAATCGCGGGCAGCATGCTCGCGTGAGTGCGGAGGGACTCGAAAGAGTCCCTTTGCTATTTTGCACAAAAAATCGGTGGGAATTTGGTTGTTCTGCAGATGTACAATTATATTTGTACTTGATATAATGTTCTTGTAAGTTAAATGAGCCTTTGATAAGGAGATAAAAAATGACAGTTAAAACATTAGTCAACGCACTGGATACCTGCATCGATAAAGTCGAGTATTATACAAAGGATTGGGACTATATGTTTTCCGAGGATGCGTATACAGCAGGAAAAAGCACCTCAAGGGTCAAGAAGTTCCGGGTTTATGAGTCTGAAGAGACAGTCATTCTGATGGTTACAGTCTAATGATAACGCCAAACAAAAAGGAGGATATTACAATGAAGGAAGAGAAAATCATCGAGAAGATCAAAAACCTGTTTGACCTTGCCGGAAATAACCCCAATGAGAATGAAGCCATGGCCGCTGCACTTAAGGCACAGGAGCTTATGGCAAAATATAATATTAATGCGTCTCAGATCAATATTGAATCCGTTGACAACGAACTTTTTCATGCCAAATTTGAAGACAGCTCCAAGCACGAGATGAAGAAGTGGAAGACTCGTCTCTGCCAGGTGATTGCTAAGAATTTCTGCTGTGAGGTTTATCTTTCTGGAAGTGCGGTTGTGTTCTATGGATATAAGAAAGATGCAGAGATTGCTCTTGAGACTTTTGGGTTTCTGTATAAGGCCGGAAATAAACTTGCAGTAAAATATTACAACAAATGCAAGAAAGAGTTTAAGGACACTAAGGGAGTCATGAACACCTATCTTGCAGGATTTGTAAAAGGGATTCAGGAAGAACTTGGAAAGCAGTGCACCGCGCTGATGATCGTAACTCCTAAAGAAGTAAAAGATAGTTTTGCAGAAATGTCTGCCGGATGGAAGCATAAGAACGTGAATCTCAAGACCAATGGTATTCACAATGAAGCATACGCCAAAGGAAAGCAGGACGGAAAAGATGCCATTGGAAGCAAGACCCTCGAAGATAAAAGCATGCAGTAATGCATGCTTTTATTTTTAAAAATTTATAAGATGACTTTGATAGAAAGTATGTACAAATATAATTGTACGTGATATAATTATCTCAGGTAAAGAAAGGAGATAAGATCATGAGAAAATCTTATAGAAAAGCAATGAGAGACAGAATGACGAAAGATGCATTTGCTGCTTGCATCAACGAAATCGAAGGAATCGTGGTTCTCAGAGAAATTGCAGTAGAATTTGGATGCAAGATCACTGAGTCTATGAGCAAAGAAGATCTTAAAAACGCTATCATCGCAACTAAGGAGGTATAAAGTGACAGAATATCGAATCATGGCATATTTTTCTGAGGTTTATGGACCAAGAAGTTATAAAAGAAAGATTGTTACCAGCAAAGAAGAAGCTGAGAAACTTCTTCAGGAAGCATTAGAATATTATTCAAAATATAAATATCTAATCAAAGTCGTTATTGAAAGCAGAGAAGTTACAGAATGGAGGTAAAAATGAGTAAAGATTGGACAAAGGAACAGCTTGAAACTGCAAGCCAGCATATGAAAAAGAATAGGCAGATGAGTTACGAAGAAGTATGTGAATTTCTTGCAGAAGAAGAAACTAAAAAGCAGTATTATTGGAACTACCTTGAAAGATTAAGAAGATCCGGAGTAACCAACATGTTTGGTGCTGCTCCTTATCTCATGGAAGAATTTGGTCTTTCCAAATCCGAGGCACGTAAGGTCCTTAGTGATTGGATGAAAAATTATAACCCTGATGATTATAAAGATCTGAAGTAATTTTTTAAACCCTGTCGGTAGCATAGGTTAGACCGTCAATATTAAGGAGGATAAAGTTATGACGATGAAGGTATTTGTTTACAGTAAGAAAACCAATGTTAGACTAGCAGTTATTGTAGGGATTGTTTCTGTAAGTCTTAACGCTGGACATCAAATCATTTTCACTTCTAATAGTGGTGAAACCTTTGCTTTTGACACAAGAGAGGTCAAGACTACCTCTTACCAGAATTAAAAGTCAAGATCAAGTCAAGATCAAGTCAAGATGATTTTGACTATCTTGACTTGATAAAAAGTATGGATTTTATTATGTTTTTTGAGAAAAAAGTCAAGAAGTCAAGATTATTTTCTATACCTCAAATTTTTAAGGAAAATCATCATTATTTTTTGATGTTTTTCCTAAATATATAAAGAATAGGGAGTATCTTGACTTCTTGACTTATCTTGACTTTTTAGAATAGAGATAAAAATTTTATTCATTATAAGTATTTACATGGTCATAGCTATATGATACAATGCTACTGTGTTAAATTCGAGCAATAAAATGTTTGGAGGTGATTCCGTTGCAGATAAGGGCTCCGACTAATGTTAACCTGTTAAAAGCCAAAATGATGGAATACGGCCATGAGTTTTACGTAAAAGCACTTATGGATTTATTGAAAATTAGTCGTACTACCGCATCCAGAAAACTTAAGGCAGAAATTCCATTTTCCCAAATAGAAATATTGAGGATAAAAACTGAATATAACCTTTCCTCAGAAGAACTTGATAAAATATTTTTTAAAGGAGAATTATTATGAAAATTTCTTATAATGCAGATGCTTCTATTATCCGTCCGGCGCATACTCCTAAGAAGAGTGAAGAAATGATCGCCATTGAGGAATTCATTGGTTCTGAGAATCAGAATATTTGTTTTGAATATGACGACGAGGATACTGCAAGAAAGAAGAGAAACAATATCGCGACTCATGCCAGAAGAGGCGGCCTTGCTGTCAAGGCACTTCTTAGAGATAATAAGGTAATCGTGATCAGAAACGAAAAGAAGATCGAGAATGAGTAATATTGTTCTTTATCCTCATCAAAAAGAAGGACTGAAGCAAGTAGAAAACTTGAATCATGTGGCTTTTTATTGGGATATGGGACTAGGAAAGACTTTTGTTGGAGCCGAGAAGTTGATACAACTCGGCTCCAAAATAAATCTAGTTATATGCCAAAAATCAAAGATTCAGGATTGGATAGATCATTTTATAGATGTATGTAAGATTCCGTATATTTATAATTTGACAAACAAACAGGAGTTAAACGAGTTTTTGTCAAATTACAGAGAATATAAAATAGGAATTATAAATTATGATCTAGTTTTCCGTCGTCCAGAATTAAAGCAGTTAAAAGATTTTACTTTACTTCTTGATGAGTCTTCATTAATTCAACATGAAACTGCTAAAAGATCGAAGTTCATTTTAAAATTATCGCCAAAAAACGTTATTCTTCTTTCTGGAACTCCAACTGGTGGAAAATATGAAAATCTTTGGAGTCAACTTCATTTATTAGGATGGAAAATTTCCAAAGACATGTTTTATAATCAATACATAAGTTATCATTGGGATGATTCTAATGGATTTCCTTTAATGGTGATCGATGGTTATAAAAATGAAGAAAGACTCAAAAAGAAAATGAGAAAGCACGGATGTCAATTTTTAAAAACAGAAGGCGTTTTTGATCTTCCTGAACAAATTCATCAAAGCATTAATATTCCTATTTCTAAAGAATATAAAAAATTTCATAAAGATTCCATAATTACTATAAATGATCAAGAGTTAGTTGGAGATACTACTCTTACTAAAATGCTTTATGAGCGACAGCTTTGTGGCCAATACTGCGACGATAAACTTGATGCGTTTGCCGATTTAATAAATAGCACAAATGATCGTTTGATCGTATTTTATAATTTTAATGAGGAACTACATAAATTAAGAAAGATCGCTGAAGAATGTGGACGAGAAATTGGCTTTGTAAATGGTTCAGGTCGATCTATGTATGCCTATGAAGAATGCACAGATGGAATATTGTTTATTCAATATCAAGCCGGCGCCATGGGATTGAATTTGCAAAAAGCCAATAAAATCATATATTTTACTCCTCCATTAAGCAGTGAGCTTTTTGAACAAAGCAAAAAAAGAATCCATAGGATTGGACAAGATAAAACATGCTTTTATTATTATCTTACGTGCAAAGGAAGCATCGAAGAAAAAATATACAAGACCCTTGCAATGAGAAGAGATTATACAGAAGCCCTTTTTGAACTTGAAAATTGTACAAAAAACCTGTAAATTTTTGTTTATAAAGTCAATATATAAAAATTTTAATATTTGATATTATATAGGAGGAAACGATGTTTGAAAAAGTAAATCCATCACATCCTGATAAAATCGCTGATAGGATTGCAGGAGCCCTTGTGGATGCTGCATATGAAAAGGAGGAAAATCCGAGGATCGCAGCAGAAGTTCTGATCGGACATGAATCCTGCCATATTATTGCTGAAACGTCAGTCCATTTTGAACATGAATTCATAGAAAGCATCGTTTCACGAATAACCGGCATTGATCCAAGTAAAGATTTTATTGTCATTTATGATGAATATCCTCAGAATGTACATCTAGCAGAAAATCAAATTAAAAAGATAAGGTGCGGCGATAATGGAATCTTTAAAGGTCAGGTAGTTACCGCAGAACAGCAATGTTTGTCTGCATTTGTCAGGAATTTATATGAAAAATATCCTTATGACGGGAAATTTATCTATAGTATAAACAACAAAATTGTAGCGTGCCAGAGTAATATAGATTCTAAGGTTTTAAAAGCTATTTTGAGAAAGTCCTTTTTGAACTCAGTCGTTATAGTGAATCCATTGGGAGAATGGACAGGGGGTATAAATGTAGATACTGGAGCTACCAATCGAAAGCTTGGGTCCGACATGGGTGATGCTGTCACAGGAGGAGGATTGCACGGTAAAGATCTGAGTAAAGCAGACGTATCGGTAAATATATATGCTCATATTCGTGCAAATCAGCTTGGAACTCCAGTGGAATTTTCTTGTGCAATTGGGGATGAATATGTTGATGGTTTGCCTTATTCTGCCATCGTGGAAATTGCCAAAGATTATATTTTCAACCAGTGCGGAGGATTCGAAAAATTTGCAGAATGGGGACTCATTTGATGGGACCGGAAAAATATTTTGAGGTTAAAGTAAAGGATTTTATTTTTGAACAAGGAGGATGGTTAGTTAAATTTTTTGCTAATCGAATGACCAAGAAAGGTATTCCTGATATTTTGGCGTGCGTTAATGGTTATTTTCTTGCTGTAGAAATAAAAGCTCAAAATGGAAAACCAAGTGAACTTCAAATTCGTAATTGTAAAAAGATAAGATCATCTGGAGGACAGGCTTTTATTTTATATCCATCCGGATTCAATGAATTTAAAAAAATAGTTAAGGCTATGAATCAGGATATTTTTTATGATAAACCTATAATCATTAGATAAAGGAGATGCATATGGCTAAAACAGAAATTGATGATAAGACTTTTATTACAGAATCTCTTATGGCAATTAAGAGAGAAGGAATGGAAGATCTCATTGCATTTATGGATGATTGTGGATTTTTTGATGCGCCGTGCAGTACTACTTATCACTTATGCTCTGAAGGCGGTCTTGCTAAACATACACGAAACGTAATGGAGATAGCAGAAAAAGTAGGAGTTTCTCTTTATGGAGGAAAAGAATATAATAAAATCCATGATACAGTAGTACTTTCTGCTGCTCTTCATGATCTCGGAAAAATGGGTCAGTTTGATAAGCCCCTTTATATTCCAAATCTGCTTAAAAATGGAGAATTGGGCAGTAAGCCTTATAAGTCTAATCCTGATTTATTAAACATTCCCCACGAAGTAAGGTCTATTGTAATCGCATCTATGTTTATTGATCTTACTGAAGAGGAGCAGTTTGCAATTCTTTATCATAATGGACTTTATGGGGATTTTAAATATGAAATCTCCGGAAAAGAAACTCCACTTTATTTGCTTATTCATTTTGCAGATCTTTGGTGCTCAAGAATTATAGAAATTAAGGAGGAAAAATAATGAAAGGCATGACGACATGTAAAATTTGCGGAAGAGATTTTCCACTTATCGCAGAAGAGCATTATGTGGCAAGGGATAGTGAAAAGAAGGGCGTTATTCCTGCATTGAGTGGGCAGGAAGAGGCAACACAGTATGATGCTTTTGATTGCCCGCACTGCGGCTGTCAGAACATCATGCAGGAAAGAAAGTTTGCACTTGAAGCAACGGTTTTTACTGAAGATGAAGATGAAGAAGAGGAGGAAAAGTAATGGGTCAGCTTGTCTATATTCTTGGAAGATCAGGAACCGGCAAATCTTATTCTATGCGGAATTTAGATAAAGGATCATTTGTTTTAATTAATGTACAGGGGAAAATTCTTCCTTTTAAAGGTTCTGGGAAGGTCATTAGTGTAAATTGCGATGATTCTGCCGATATTGTTACTTATATTAAATCTTACTCTAAGCAATTTAAGATTATTGTTGTTGATGATTTTCAGTATGTTATGGCGAACGAATTCATGCGTCGGGCCATGGAACGTGGATATGACAAATTTACTGAGATTGCTCGTCATGCATGGGACATTGCAGAATGCGTAAGGTCACTTCCTAAAGAGGTTATCGTCTATGTTATGTGCCATACTGATACTGATGCAGATGGCATTGAACGTCTTAAGACTATTGGAAAACTTCTGGATGAAAAGATCGTACTTGAAGGTATGAGTACCATTGTTCTTAAGACCAACGTGTCAGACGGAAAATATTGCTTTATTACTCAGAATAATGGAAAAGATACCACAAAGTCTCCTGCCGGAATGTTTCCATCTTATGCTATCGATAATGATCTGAAATACGTGGATGATAAGATTAGGTCTTATTATGAATTTGACGGAGCTAAATCAGAAGAAGAGATGGCCGAAGAAGATGATGCAGCAAAGACAGATATTCAGCCAGAAGAAAAAAGATCAAGGAGAAGCCGTCGTGGCAAAGAGGAAGAAGAAAAGCCTTCAAAAACACCTGAGGAAGAAAAGAAAGAGGAGTCAGGAGAAACTGCAAAATCAAAAGAACCTGAAACTCGAAGAAGACGTCGCAGGGGAGAAATAACAGAACCCCAGAATGATAATTTTATGGACATTCCTGAAGATGCAGGTGAAGATGGAGTGCCATTTGATGAGCTCGAAAGAAAACCGAGAAAAGAGCCAGTGACAGAAACTGCATCTTCTGAAGAAGAAAATGATGCCCCTGTAAGAAGACGTCGCAGAAGAGTTTGAAAGGAAATACAAGGAGCGTTGACTGCACCCATAGGATATAAGTGGGTAAATAACGGAGAATCAAGATTTAGTTCTTATTATAGACATAAATTGGTTAAGGAGGAATAAAAATGGATTTTTCTAAATTTGATCAGCAGGTAGATACTAAGAAACTTGCTCAGGAAGCCGAAGAAATTAAAAAGAATGGCGGTATCGGAGATTATCCAGAAGTAGAAAAAGGCAATTATATCTGTAAAGTAGAAAAGCTGGAAGTTAGAGAAACTAAAGACGGCCGCCCAATGCTTTCTGCTATGTTTAGAATTGTTGAAGGCAAACACAAGAAACAGTGTCTTTTCTTTAACCGCGTGCTTTATGGTACACAGAATGATGCCAACATGATTGCCGGGGCCCTTACTTGGCTTGATAGTCTTCAGCCGGATATTGACCAGCTCATTGTCTTTGAAAGCTATTCAAGATTTAATGAATTGGTTATGGATATTGCAGAAGATGTGTCCGGCTTGACATATGAAGTGGCATATGATCCGAAGGCATTTAATTCGATTTCCATTGAGGATGTTTTCGAAGAAGAATAAATAAAAATGAAGAAATGCCAGTCGGTCTAAATTATTGACTGACTGGCATTTTTATATAAAAGGTCATATTTAATTTTGTTAAAAATTATCAATATAAACCATAAAATCAACATGATATAATGTTTTTCAGGAGGTGATATGTATATTAGAAGAATGGAGAGACATAGAAGGATTTGAAAATTTGTAGGAAAGTTATTGTCAAATGTAATGAAAAAATAGTTACATTTGAAACCATGAAAGATTGCTGCAAATTCTTTGGGTTTAAAAAAGGATGGTTGCATAATCTAATTAGAAAGCATGGGCTTATTTTCAATTATAATGGTTATTTAATTGAAGTAAGTGAAAGGAGAGGTGCCTGAGAAATGTTGAATTTCTATGATTGACTTCGAAGTCTTTTGTAAAAATTGGCTGGTAGTCATTATAAATCCTATTGAAAAAACAGTGACAAAAATATGGGATGACAGTGAAAAATTATCGAATTATTTTTATGATCATGAAGAAGAAATTTGGATAGGATATAATAACAGAAGGTATGATCAATATATTATGAAATCAATTCTTCTTGGCATGAATCCAAAAGAAGTAAATGATTGGATAATTATCCAAAATAGAGGTGGATGGCAGTATTCAAGTTTATTTAATCAAATCAAAATGATAAATTTTGATGTAATGCTTCGAACAGATTCAGGATTAAAGCCTCTTGAAGCATTTATGGGAAATGATATTCGAGAAACCTCAGTCCCATTCGATATTGACAGGCCTCTTACAGAAGAAGAAAAGAAACAGACCGAGTTTTACTGTACGCATGACGTTGAGCAGACAATCGAAGTTTTTTTAAATAGGAAAGCCGAATTTGATGCTGCAATGGGCCTTGTAAAAATCTTCGATCTTCCATTGACTTATATGGGAAAGACTGGTGCTCAAAGAGTCGCAAAGATTTTAGGAGGAAAAGGAAAAAAATTTGACGATGAGTTCCAATTTCCAATGGTACCAACCATGAAACTTGGAAAATACCAATATATTGGGGATTGGTACAGAAAACCTGAAAATCAGGATTATAGCAAAAAACAAAAGGATGTTCCTGTGGCCGGAATTCCGCATACATTTGCATGGGGAGGAGCTCACGGCGCTATAAAACAATATTATGGTGAAGGAATTTATATTTTAGCAGATGTTACGGCTTATTATCCATCACTTCAGCTTAGATATAAATTAGGTTACCGTAATATGGCAAATCCTGAGAATTTTGAAAAGATTCATGGAGAAAATCTTAGGTTTAAAAAATTAGGAGATAAAACCGCTCGTCTTCCGTATAAAATTGCTGATAATGCAATTTCAGGCCAATTAAAGGATCCGATGTCTCCACTATATGATCCACGAGAAAACAACGCCATCTGCGTAAATGGTCAGCTTTTACTTGTTGATCTAATAGACAAACTTGAAAATCATATAGAAATGCTTATTCAGTCAAATACTGATGGCATTCTGTTTAAATTAAAGTCTGCAAAAGATTTTAATAAAATTGATGACATTGTTTATGAATGGGAATGCAGAACAGGAATGAAGATGGAGTTTACTGTTTATAATAAAGTATTCCAGAAAGATGTAAATAATTATCTAGTCGTTGCTCCAAATGGAAAAGTAAAAACCAAAGGTGCCTATACAAAGTCATTGAGTCCTGTCGATTTTGATCTTCCAATCGTAAATAAAGCCATGGTGGATTATATGGTGAAAAATATACCGATTGAAAAGACAATATATGATTGCACCGAGCTTAAAATGTTTCAAAAGGTTTTTAAGCTCTCAGGAAAATATTGGAGAGTTTGGCATAATGGAAAACTTTATACTGAAAAATGTTATAGAGTATTTGCTTCAAAAAATTCGTCCGATACTTATCTTGGAAAAATGAAGGGTCCAAATATGACTATAGAACAATTTGGAAATAGTCCTGACCATTGTTTTATCGATAATGGAAACATAAATGGAAAAGAAATAAATTCAGATTTAGATAAGCAATGGTATATAGACATAACTAAAAAAAGATTGCGACAATATGGGGTGGCAATGTGATTAAGTTATTTCGTGGTTATGTTCCTACAAAAAATAAAAAATGTCTTATAAAATTTAAAGGAGTACCTTCTTCAGAACTTAAATCATATGAGGAAGTAAAGACTTTATCTGAATATGCAGGAATTCTTGCTGAAGACGTCATTTTAATCGATGTAGATGATTACGAGCAATCGGAAATTTTACTCAATATTGTTGATGATCTTCAGTTAAAATGCCGTGTATATGAAACAAGCAGAGGTAAACATTTTTTATTTAAAAATAAAACTCCTGATGGAGCAACTATACAAAGTACATGTAAAATAAAAACATCACTTGCGTGCGGATTAAAATCTGACATAAAAGTTGGTTGCAAAAATTCCTATTCCGTTTTAAAGTTTAACGGAAAAGAAAGAAAAATTTTATATGATATATTTGACGATGAAGATTATGAGCCACTTCCAAAATGGTTAATGCCAATAAAGTTTTCTGCTGAATTCATTACAATGGAATCAGGAGATGGAAGAAATCAAAGCCTTTTTAACTACATTCTTACATTACAATCAGCTGATTTTTCGGTTGAAGAAGCCAGAGATACAATAAGAATAATAAACAAATATATATTAAAAGACCCTCTTGATGATTCAGAAATTGAGACTATCTTGAGAGATGAGGCCTTTAATAAACCAATATTTTTTAACAGGAAAGGAACTTTTTTATTTGACCGCTTTGCCACTTATATAAAGAATAATTCTCATGTTATAAAAATAAACGGTCAGCTTCATATTTACAGAGACGGAATCTATGTAAATAATCCAAAAGCCATAAAGTCAGAAATGATAAAACAGCTTCCTGGCCTCAGTAAATCTAGAAGAGAAGAAGCATTGGCATATCTTGATCTTCTCATAGAACAGGATACAGAACCAAGCGGAGCAGAATATATTGCATTTAAAAATGGAATCTATAACATTGAAACAGATGAGTTTATAGGATTTTCTCCTGATTATGTAATAACCAATAAAATCAATTATGATTATATTCCTGATGCTTATTCGGAGATTACAGATAAAACTCTTGATAAATTGTCCTGTAATGATAAAGACATAAGAAGCCTTTTGGAAGAAGCAGTTGGTTATACATTTTACAGAAGAAATGAATTAAGAAAAGCGTTTATTCTTATAGGCGATAAATCAAATGGAAAATCTACCTATTTGGATATGATAAAAACTCTACTTGGAGATGAAAATACTTCTGCTCTTGATATTGGCGAACTTGATGACCGGTTTAAAACTGCAGAACTTTTCCACAAACTTGCAAATATTGGAGATGATATTGGAGATGATTTTATTCCGAACGCGGCCATATTTAGAAAATTGGTTTCTGGTGACAGAATAAATGCAGAAAGAAAAGGTCAGGACCCATTTGATTTTAACAGCTATGCAAAGTTGCTTTTTTCAGCAAATAATATTCCACGTATTAAGGATAAGTCAGGAGCCGTACAAAACAGGTTGATCATTATTCCATTCAATGCTACTTTTTCTCCGGATGATCCTGATTTTGATCCTTATATCAAATATAAATTAAGAGCATCGGAAAGTATGCAATATCTTATTCAAGTAGGATTAAGCGGGTTAAAATATGTTCTTAAGCATCAAAAATTTACGGCGTCCGAAAAAGTACAAAAAGAACTTGAAGAATATGAGGAGTTTAACAATCCAATTTTATTGTTCTTTAAAGAAGACATTAAAATTGAAAATGAACCCACAAATGTTGTCCATATGAAATATACTGAGTTTTGCTTGCAAAATGGGTTTAATCCTTTAAGCAACATTGAGTTTTCAAAGCAAGTAAGAAAGAGATTCGGTTTCAAAATCGTTAATAAAACGATTAAAGGTAAAAAATATAGGATTTTTGTAAAGGAGGAAGAATGACAAGAGAAGAAAAAATCAAAAGCTGGCCCACTGAAAAATTTGTATCATGGCTGATAAAAGTAGAAAGAAACGCCATGAGACATGCAGATGATTTAAACAATGTGCCGGATGAAGTTTTAGCGGTAGATTGGTATGAATTTTTAGCTAAGGAGGATGACTTATGCGTGTGATACTTGAAGGAGTTGATGGTGCAGGTAAAACTACTTTGGCCCACATTCTCGCTTTCAAATATGGTTTAGATGTTTGCCATTGTACTCAATATGACCCGGCAGATTACGATTTTTATCGTCAATCGATAAGAAAAAATAATGTAATATGGGATAGGCACACAATCGGTGAATTGATTTATCCTAACATTTTTAATAGAGAACCAAAAATTGGGACTGAAGATGCTAGATTGGTTATTCATTATGCAAAAAAAGAAGGATCGAAAATCTTTATTCTTACCGAAGATTTGGAGTTTATACAAAAAAGGCTTATTGAAAGGGGAACAGAAGATGAACGGATTTTAAAAAATATAAAATGGATAAATGATCAATTTTTGTTTTATTCTGATCAGTTTCATGTTCCAGTAATTAGTACTTCTAAAATGACTCTTAATGAAATTTTTAAATTAGTGGAGGAATAACATTATGGCAAAGCAAATTTATAACAAAACGCAGTTGACCCCGCAAGATGTCTTTAATAGACATATTTACCATAGGGACCAATTTTGTCATTATTTCAGATGGTCTCATGTTTTAAAGAATGCCAGAATCGGACAAACTATCCTTGACTTTGGCTGCGGCACTGGAGAAATGCTTGAGGTATTTTACAGAAACAGATATAGACCGAAAAAGTATCTCGGGCTTGATATTAGAACAAAAACCATTAATGAGAATAAAGAAAAATTCGCAAATCTCGATTTTGCTGAATTTAGGCAAGCGGATCTTTGCCAGGAAGGACTCGACCTCGGACAGACTTTTGATACCATTACTTGCTTTGAAGTAATGGAGCACATTGGCCATGCTAATGCCGATAATTTCCTTGATAATATTGCGTATCATTGCCGCCCTGACACAACGGTTTATCTTTCTACTCCTAACTATGATCCTAACGTAGGAGCAGCAGAAAATCATATGTTGGGACCGGATAGAGAAGTAGGAGAATGGGACCACTTTGAACTTCAGAAAAAGCTCTCCGAATATTTTACAATCGAAAAGAAATATGGAACTTTTGCTTCTATCAAAGATTATAAGGAAGACCTTGTTGGTTGGAAAAAAGAAGCCTTCGAAGAATTAAAGAAATATTATGATACTAACATGCTCGCGGTAATGATGGCACCCATGATTCCTGCAGAGCACGCAAGAAATTGTTTATGGGTCCTCAAAGTGAGGGAGGACTAATGAAAAAAAGATATAAAGTAATCTGTCTTTGCGGAAGTACCAAATTTAAAAAAGAATTCATGGAGCAACAGCAAAGGTTGACGCTTGCCGGGAATGTAGTTTTAAGCGTTGGAGTTTTCGGGCACTCAGACTGTATACGTCTGAGTGCTACCGAAAAAATAATGTTAGATGATATTCACAAACAGAAAATCTGGATGTCTGATGAAATTTTTGTGATCAATAAAAATGGCTATATCGGTAAATCAACTCAAAGCGAAATAGATTATGCCGTATCGCTTAAAAAGCCGGTAATTTTTATGGAGGAAAATCATGAGAGAAATAGATCAAATCTATTTAAATCTCTGTAAAAAACTTTATACAGAAGGAGAAAAAGTAGGAAATACGTTAGAATTAAATAATGTACAAATTACTTTAAATAATATCGAAGAAAATATAGTAGGAATAAGAAATCTTTCTGCATCTTATCTTTTCGGAGAATGGTTATGGTATTTTACAGCACGAAATGACGTAAATTTTATTTCTAAATTTGGTTCTGCATGGAAAAAACTTACTGACGATGGAGTTACCAACAACAGTGCCTATGGTTATATAATGATGAAAAAATTCGGATTTGATCAAATAGGAAAAATCATTGATCTTCTTAGGGCTGATCCGAATTCCAGAAGAGCAGTCATTAATCTTAATACTCCAAATGAAGATGTCATAAGTACGAAAGATGAACCTTGTACGATTGCATTGCAATTTAGAATAAGAAACGGAAAATTATACTGTACTACAATGATGAGAAGCAATGACATCTGGCTTGGTCTTCCATATGACATAGCATTTTTTACAGAACTTCAGATGTTCATTGCAGATGCACTCAAGGTTGAATATGGAACATATACCCATTTCGATGTGAGTTTGCATGTTTATGAGCGAGATATTCCAAAAATTCAAAATATTGTTTTTTATGGATTTAAAGAAAAAATCATAAGTTTTGACAGAAAAAAGTTCCATAAATATTGTCGTTCTACTGCAGATTGCATCGATTCCCTTTGCCGTATGGACTATGAACCTGAGGCAATAAGAAAAATCACGTTAAGTATTGCAAAAGAAATATTCGATTATAAGGAGAAAGAAGTAGATGAAAATCAAACTTATTGATTATGGATATGAGCACCTTCCAAATCGGGCCCATTATAACGATGCAGGAGCAGACGTTTGCGCTTGTCCTCATGATGAAGAGCAGATAACTATATGGCCATATGAAACCATAAAAATACCTTTAGGGTTCGGGTTAGAAATTCCAGATGGATATATGGCCTGTGTATTTCCAAGGAGCGGATTAAGCTGTAAAGGAATAGTATGCGAACTTCCTCCTATTGATTCTGGTTACAGAGGAGAAATTCATGCCATCGTTAGCAATCTCAGCGGGGCAAAGGTCCAGATCAATAAAGGTGATAGAATCGGTCAGCTTGTAATTCTGCCGGTAGTTCTTGCTGATTTTGTGTCAGATTTAGGCCAGGAACGCGCCGAGTCAGGCTTTGGATCAACTGGCATATAAATTATAATAAAATAGAAAGAATGTCCGAAATCGCGATATTTTAATTATAGGGCATGTACAATTAAAAGTGCACAATAAAAAATTTAATTGTTGTGCACTTTTTCTATATACAATTATAGTTGTATTTGATATAATGTCCTTGTAAGTTAATTGAGCTAATTACTTATAAGGAGATAAGATCATGAACGCTACTTATAAAGGAAAGGTAAGAGATAAAAACGGTTACGCGATTCACCTTTTTTATGAATACCGTGGTCATGAATATATGATTACTGATGAACACAACGGATATAGTGAACCTATATGGGTAAAGCACAAAAACGAACAGGAGCGCATTGATAGAGAAATCGAAGAAGCAAACAAACCTAAGAAAGCATACAAATATGAAGATACTGCGGAGTATGGTTTCAATCTTTTCTGGGATCTTGTAGAAGGAGAATAATGGAACAGTCTGCATCTTTTTTAAGGAGCAATCAATGGCAATAAAAGGCATTACTATTAAATATAAAAATAAAAATCCAATTGCTTTTGTTGAAGATATTTACCTTTATGGGTTTGAAACCGACAATAATAGAGATTTAAACGCCATCATTTCTTACAAAGGTCATTATAGAGCCAATCGCGTGTTTCAAGATAAATTGGGGCCGTATTTTATTCATTATAATCAAAAATATTATATAGAAAATATGGAGGCAATAAAATGAAGATTTTAAAAGATATTTTGATTGATCTTTTAGTAATTGCTATTTTCATGTTTTTATTGTGTGTTGAAAGCATCGTGGATATTGCATTTAAGTCCGTGGGGTTATAATATGAAAAAATTAATTTTGATGAGTTTGTTAGCATGCTCTTTAATGACATCTATTGCAAATGCTTCTAATATGAAACGCCTTGGAAATTTTAAATTGACTTTTTATTGTCCTTGCAAAAAATGCTCTGGGTCGTATGGGCATCGTACTTCTTCTGGCGCTTATGCAACTGAAGGAAGGACAATTGCAGTAGACAATGCCGTTATCCCAAAAGGATCGCATGTTTATATTGAGGGCTGGGGAGAATTTATTGCGGAAGATAATGGAGGAAAATGGGTAAAAGGACATCATGTCGATATATTTTTAGAAGATCATAATAGATGTCTTGATTCTGCCCATGGCGTAAAGCACGCAGAAGTATATTTAATTAATTAAAAGGAGGAAATCATGAAAAAGTGGGGAACAAAGACAATTGAGAGTGATAACGCAAGAATGGAAAAGCGTAAGATTGGTGATATTGGAAAACTTCGTGCACTGAGAAATGCCGGATGGACAGTACGGAAGATTGCAAGAGAGTTCCTTGTGACTGAGTCTGAAGTAAAACGGATGATGAAACAGGAAGGTATTTTATGAGTGGTGTGATCGGAACCGTTATCGGACTTATGTTCGGATTTGTTTCTGGCTTTACGCTGGGATTCGCTTTAGGGGGTGACTATGAGTAAGTTTGCAGTATGTATCCATACGGCGGCAAATTCTTTTGCGCTGTGGATCGTTACGAATGCGGAAACTGCATCGGAAGCAGTAGATAAGATACGAAGTGAATATACAGTACACGACGTCGCTGGGGTCTATCAGGAGGCGATGCTGGGAGGATACCGGGAAAACATTGAGAAAAAGCTGGAACACAACTGCCATGACTGCAAGCACGAGGACAGAATGCCGAACATTTATCCGTGTCGTTATTGTGTAAAGGCTGAGCGTGATGCCCCACCGTCAAAGTGGGAGCCGAAAGAGGGGTGATGATATGCGGCTTGTGGATGCTGATGCGCTATTGGATAGGATTCCAAATCTATATGAGCGGCGTGAGGTGAGCAGATGGGTTGACGAAGCCCCAACCGTGGATGCTGTCCCGGTGGTAAGATGTAAAGATTGCAGATGGCGCAAAGACAAGAGCGTGACTACTGCATGGATGCCGTGCCGGGCGTTGGTGACTCCTGATGATTTTTCCTGTATAGTCTGTGAACGGAAGGATGGTGACCATGCAGAAGGGTCTGTATAAGCGGAGTGGTCTTGAAGGGTTGTTCACGGACTTCAAGCATCACGCCAGATCGTGGCGAAATTCCAAAAAGATGAGGACAAAGCGTGAAAGGCAGTGGCTGAAGAAGCTGAGGAAGGACGGTGACGGTGAATGATTCGATATAGGTTCAAAACAAATTCAGTGTCAGACCCAAGACCGATCGTTGACATGGCACTTATAAAAATGCCGTGGTGGTGTACAGGATTTTCGTGTACGACAAATGAATATGCAACTATTGTTTGTTATCTACCCGAAGGCGAACCGCTTTATAAATATTGGGATGACGCTTTTGATGTAGAAGCTGAGAATGTAAGCGAAATTAAATATTCAGATAGATTTCCGAAACCGGAGTGGTGTGAGTGAGATGGGCAGGATGGTTGATAAGGAGCTGTTCGGAATTTCCGAACAACTGGAAACGCACGATAAACGCACGGAAACGCACGCGTGTGATTTAATCAGCAGGCAGGCGGCGATTGATGCGCTTGCAGAGTGGCACGATGTGGCTATCACTAATCGGCTTAATAATCTGCCGTCCGCACAGCAGTGGATACCGACATCGGAGAGACTCCCGGAACCAGAGGACGAAGTTTTGCTGACAATGGACTATAAAGGACGCAGATACGTGGAACTGGGTAACATCTGGAGTGATGGCACGGTGCATACCTATCTTGACGAATATCTTACACCGGATGGCAGAAAGTACCGCAAGGTCATTGCATGGATGCCGCTACCGGAACCGTGGAAAGGAGAACAGAATGACTGAACTGAAACCGTGTCCCTTCTGTGGGGCGGCGGCAAGTGCATGGGAGTGGAACGGTGGCGCACGGGTCGATTGCTCCAAGTGGAGAGCGGACGCATATTCCGTGTACACGCATTATGTCGGGATCGGTGCAAGAACGATGGAAGAGGCGATTGAACTGTGGAACAGGAGAGCCGAACAGCCACCCGCACAGCCGGAACCGCTCACCGATAAAGAACAGCGGATATTCCTTGCGGCGATGGGAAGGGAAGAAAAGGTTTGCAAGAAAGTAGATGAAGAAGATGAAGAATGTGAAATCAGTCTTGTTCACATTTGCCATGAAATCATAAGAAAGGTGAAGGATGTATTATGGGCTTAATTGGCAGATAGACATTATGGATTTTACCAAGTCAAGATCAGCTTTTTCATCTTGACTTTATCTTGAATTCATCTTGACTTTAACTTGACTTTTTGTACGGTTATTTATGTAGTTTTGTACGATTATTTATGCATACAAATTTTCTTCATGCATAAATTTATGTAGTTTTTATCCGTATACGGTTTTATATGTATAAAAAGTCAAGATAAAGTCAAGATAAGTCAAGATCAAATTTTTAATCTTGACTTATGATTTTTGTTGCGGTTGACACGTTTTTTGAGCCTTAAGTCAACAAGTCAAGATGATTTTCTTATACTTGAGATTTTTAAGGAAAAATGCTATTAAAAATTTATTATGTTTTTTTGCCTAAAAATATAAATATATAGGGTTTATCTTGAATCTTGACTTTTTTAAAGGTTAGGCATCCGTATACAACTTTAGTTGCAGTATACAGTTAAATTGTCACATGTTATAATTTAATCATGTGAGGTGATGAAAATGGCTGCGAGAAGTGCGCAAGCAATGGCAACTAAGGACAATTTAATACGTATTGCAGCATGGACACGAGACGGACTTTCAGAAGCACAGATTGCGAAAAATCTTGGCGTTTCTGCTATAACGTTTAATAGAGCAAAAAAAGATCCAGAGTTTGGTGAAAGCATACGACAGGCCTTAATTCAGACCAAAGACGTTGTCGACATGGAAGTCGAAAACATGCTTTTAAAACGTGCTCGTGGATATGAGTATGATGAAGTGACCGAAGAGTACGAAATGGGTGTTCTCGTCAAGAGAAAAGTAACGCACAAGATGGTTGTACCAGACACAAGCGCTCAGATCTTCTGGTTGAAAAACCGACAGCCTGATAAATGGAGAGATCGACGCGAAGTCGACAACACGGTTGCTCTTGTTAAACTCGATGAAGTTTTAGGCGAGATCAAGGGAGTTGAGTAACAACGTTGATATGGCATTAAGCCTGGGAAGACGGCATAAGAGAACTGGGAGTTGCGATCCGTATTTAACGGTAAACGCAGGGGGAGTCGTTGTTGACAAGAGCGGTTATCTTGTTATCTACAAGTAATTGTATTGCGGTGGCGGAAAGGGTAGACGCTTACAGCCGGTAAGACCATAAGCACACCGGCAAGAGGTTTGGTCATGCAAGGTTCGAATCCTTGCCCGCAATATTTGCCTAGCATCATGGGCAATTAAGTCGGCGTGATGATAAAGAATAATGATGCAGTAACGCAAACTCTTTGGGAAGAGCAGGTTTGCGTTACTTACAGAATGTAGTTCAGCTTGGTAGAACGCTTGATTTGGGATCAAGAGGTCGCAGGTTCAAATCCTGTCATTCTGATGCGGGGTAGAGAGCAAATTATCCGCTTACCCAGTGACTAATTATTAGTCAGGCCAATATGCGGGATGTGCGGTTCGGAGACCTTAATCCGACCATGGGAGCATAGCTCAGCAGGCAGAGCAATCGGCTGTTAACCGATGTGTCATAGGTTCGAACCCTATTGTTCCCGTTTAGAAATGAAATATTAACGGGCAGTGAACTGTTCACAGGAAATAAAAAGGAAGCCATGACCGAGCGCAGTGCGGAGTAGGAATGGAGTAATCGCGAGGATGTGAATCTTTTTAAGACCGATCTTTGGATGGACTGCTAAATTAAGGGACCATCGCCAAATGGTAAGGCAACGGGTTTTGATCCCGTCATTGTCATGGTTCGAATCCATGTGGTCCTGTTAGAACGGAGGCCAAGATATGATAAAATTAAACACTCTTCGTATGGGAGAAATTATTAGAGAAAATAGAGATCGCTTAGATCTTTCAGTAGAAGACTTAGGCAAAAAAGTTGGAGCAGGGCCATATTCTGTTATGCGGTGGGAAAGCGGACAAAGAGTACCGCGTATGGATTATGCCGTAAGACTGGCAGATCTGTTTGGCTGTAAAATTACGGACTTAATAGTAATTGAAAAGTAATTTTTGTTGGAGCCTTGGCTCAGCGGTAGGGCAGTGGTCTCATAAGCCATCGGTCGAAGGTTCGAATCCTTCAGGCTCCATTTTAATAGGGTGAAGGAGATGCCATTCTCGGTTTATAAACACACAAATAAGATTGCAGAGCTAACGGCATCGCAAAGTGTTGCAACGGATATTTGTGCACTTATTTAGGAAGGAGGTGGTCTCATGCCCTTCAGTGAAAAACAACAAGAGTTTTTCAATAATTGTTCCCATAGATGGAATTTTAAAGTGGGGGCTACTTAGCTAGATCTGGTAAAACTTATGGCGATTACTTTTGGATTCCAAAAAGAATACGAAACAGAATTGATAAACCAGGTTTGTCAGTTATATTGGGAGTCAGTAAGAGTACGATCGAAAGAAACATACTCGAACCGATGCGAACAATATGGGGACAGGACCTGGTTAGAACGATTTCTACGGACAATACATGCTATTTGTTTGGCGAAAGAGTTCATTGCCTCGGTGCTGAAAAAGTATCTCAGGTGAGTAAACTGAGAGGAGCATCAATCAAATACTGCTATGGAGACGAGGTTGCAGAATGGAATAAGGAAGTATTTGAGCTTCTTAAATCACGTCTCGATAAAGAATATAGTTGTTTTGACGGAGCATTGAACCCAGAAGGTCCAAACCATTGGCTGAAAGAGTTTCTTGATTCTGATGCTGATATTTACAATCAACATTATACGATCTTTGATAACCCTTATCTGCCTGAGGAGTTTGTAACTCAACTTTGTAAGGAATATGAGGGCACGGTTTATTATAAAAGATATATTGATGGAGAATGGGCGCTTGCTGAAGGTCTGATTTATCCATTCTATGAAGATTGTTTCGGTTATGCAAGCGGAAATACTCCTGAAGAATATTGTTTGTCGATCGACTATGGAACACTAAATGCGTTTGCTGCTATATTATGGGGAAAATTTGGAGCTACATGGTATGCTTTAAAAGAATACTATTATTCTGGACGTGATCTAGGAATACAAAAAACTGATGCCGATTATGCAAGAGATCTTGATGAATTTACGGGCAATCTTGAAGATTTAGAAACGATCATTGATCCTTCTGCTGCGTCATTTATTACTCTTCTTAAACGAAAAAGAGGAAAATATAGAGTAAAAAATGCGGTCAACGATGTTGATAATGGACTTCGTGAAACTGCGGTTGCTCTTAAAAGCGGAAAAATAAAAATCAGCCCTAACATGAAAAATTGGAGAAAAGAGGCGGGTGGATATGTTTGGGACCCGAATTCTGTAAAAGATGCGCCTTTAAAAGTAAATGACCACTTAATGGATGCTATGAGATACTTTGTAAAAACCAAGCGGGTTAGCAAAGTCGTTGAAGAGTATCATTCACCGTTCGGAGGCAGACGATGATGGTTTCTACTCCTATAGAGGTTTGGACAGTTAATACGAAAGTAGGATGGTTAGTTAGGCCAGACTTTATAAATCAAGCGATTGATGAGGCATTGATTGAGACCATTGGCGATAGATGGATAGTCCATGGAATGAACACTACGACTATCGTTAAAGATGGTGATTATATCGTGTGTTATAAAAATGGGATTGAAGTTTATACGAAAGAATTCGTAGAAGAAGCTCGTAAAATTTCTATTATAATTAAGGAGTGAAAATGCTTACTTTTCAAGATTTCGAAAAAACAACCGATAAAGCTCAATTTGTGAGTACTGCCATCGCTGAACATCTTAGGAGTGAAGAATACAGAATCGCAAAGTCAGCAGATGAATATGCTCATCAAAAAAATGAGACCGTCTATAACTATGTAAGAATTGTTTTCAGCCTTTTGGGTACCCCTATTGAAGACTTTACAGCAAGCAACAATAAGATTGCATCAAACTTTTTTTATCGCTTAAATACTCAAAGGTGTACATATCTGTTGGGAAATGGCGTTTCTTTTTCTGATAATACAGAAGAAGTACTCGATAAAAATGGCGGAAAAACTTTTATAGATAAAACAAAAGAATTTTTCGGATCACATTTTGATAAAGATTTAAAGTCACTTGCTTATTATGGTCTTATCCATGGGGTTTCATACGGCTATTGGACCGAAGATACGAAAAAAGGCAATCGTCTTCACGTCTTTAAACTTACTGAGTTTAAAGGCCTTTTTGATGAGGAGACAGGTGCTTTAAGAGCTGGAATTAGGTTTTGGCAAATAGATTCTACTAAACCAATGTTCGCTGTTTTATACGAAAAGGACGGTTATACTAAATTCAAAAGTGAAAGCGGATATGCTAGTTTTGAAGAAGTACAGCCAAAGAAAGCATATAAGACTATAGTGCAAACCTCCGATTTCGATGGCGAAGTAATCATCGGAGAAGAGAATTATACTGAAATTCCAATTGTTCCGTTTTATGGCAGCGAGTTAAAACAATCTACATTAGTTGGGATGCAACCGGGAATAGATTCGTTTGATCTTATTCGTTCTGGTTTTGCAAACGATCTTTCTGATTGTGCCCAAGTGTATTGGCTGCTTGAAAACTGCGGCGGAATGTCGGACGCAGAAGTTGAGCGTTTTAGAGATCGTTTAAAATTCAATCATATCGCCGTAGCAGATACCGATAATTCTAAAGTGACGCCATATACTCAAGAAATTCCGTATCAGGCGAGGAAAGAATATCTAGATCATATTAGAGCTGGAATTTATGAAGATTTTGGAGGTCTTGACGTTCATACTATAGCCGCTGGTGCAACCAATGACCATATTGATGCAGCATATCAGCCAATGGATGAACAGGCGGATGACCTTGAGTTTCAAGTTATTGAATTTATGGATACTCTCTTAGAACTGGTTGGGATTGAAGATACTCCAATATTTAAAAGGAATAGGATTTCTAATCAAAAAGAGCAAACAGATATGGTTCTTTCTGCTGCTGACTATCTCGATGATGAGACGATTCTCAGTAAACTGCCGTTTATTACCGTAGATGAAATCTATAAAATCCTTGCTAATAAAGATGCAGAAGACAGAGATACTTTTAATCAAGGAGAAAATGAGCCATCTACTGAGGAACAGGTAGAAGAGGAAATTATAGAGGAGTAAGCTATGGCTGATTTAGGAGCTACTTTTACAGATGTCGAAATCGCTAAAACTGAAAAAGAACTGAAGGCTGTTTATAATAAAGCGTATAAGGACATTCTTCAAAAACAAAAAGATTTTAATGAAAAATATAAAGTCAAAGAAAAGAAAAAATTAAAACAGGTAGCTTCTGGCCAAATGACCCAAGAAGAATTTGATCATTGGAAAAAAGGTCAAATATTTCAAGGTAAACAGTGGGAAGGTAAAAAGAAACAAATCCTTGGGACCATTTATAAGACCAATGATATTGCGACTGGGATTGTAAACGGAAAAACCCATAATGTGTTTGCATTTAACGCTAATTATACTGCATATGATTTAGAGCATGGAGCCGGAGTTAACTTCGGCTTCGAGCTTTATGATGAAACTACTGTAGTCAATCTCATTAAAAACGATCCGCAATTACTTCCTAAATGGAAGATAGACCAACCCAAAGATTATACTTGGAATCAGAAAAAACTTAATCGACAAGTAAATCTTGGGATTATCGAAGGTGAAAGTCTTGATAAAATTGCTAACCGTTTGAGCGATGCTCTTGTTACTCAAAACTTCAATAAGATGAGGGCATTCGCTAGGACGGCGATGACGGGTGCTCAAAATTCAGGTCGACAGATCAGGCTTGAAGAGGCAAAGAAATTAGGAATAAATCTTAAAAAAGAATGGATGGCTACGCTTGATGCTCACACGAGAATAAACCATAGGGAGTTGGATGGGCAAAAAGTAGAGATGGAAGAGTCCTTTGAAATTAAAGGAATAAAGATCCGATACCCCGGTGACCCATTAGCTCCGCCTGCAATGGTATATAATTGCCGTTGCACGATGGTAGGAGACCTCACGAATTATCCATCTACTTATGATAGATATGATAATATAGACGGAAAAAGAATCAAGGGAATGACCTATAAAGAATGGGAAGAAGCTAAGAAGAAAGGCGATGACATTTCTCCTATTCCTCTTATATACTCTAAATTGGATGAAAACGTTTCTATTTTTGAGAAACAAAATAAACCGATTATAAATATGGATGATTATGAAGAGCTTTCGGGTAAGGAATTAAAAAAGTGGGCGAAAGATTATCACGAGTTTAACGATACTGTACCTGATAAATGGGCACCGAGGGGTAAAGGGTATGTAAAAGATTCAGATGGCGAAAAAATCTATTATGGATATGTTGGTACAAATGAATCCATGAGAATAAATGAACAATTAAGAAAATCAGATGGAAAAATATTAGAAGAATGGTCTAATTCTAAATCTGCAACAGATAAGCATCGTTTAGAAGTGGTCAATGCACTAGATAAAGCAATTTCAAAGAATGAATTTAAACGTAATACATTAGTCAGAAGATTTGTCGACGAAAATTATTTAAGAGAGACATTTGGTTCAAGTGATATATATAATATACAAGATAAAATAGGGTCAATATATGATAATAAAGGCTTTATGTCAACGACGGTTGGTTATAATAAATATTTTGCTAATCGTCCGGCCATAATAACTGTACTTTGTGATGAAGGAACAAAAGCCTTTCCTACTACTAATTATCGAGAAGGAGAAGTGATACTTAACCGAAATACACAATACGAATTAGTTAACGTAATAGATCATTCGAGTGATGTTATGAAAATTACTCATACTAATGGACAAACATACGAATATGGAGGATTAGAAATAGTCATTCATATATTAAATAAAGGAGAAAGGTATGAATGAATTAGATAGATTTATAAGCAGTGAGGGAGATACGGTAAGATTTGAATCTCAATGCGTAAGATGTTTGAATAAAAAAGAAAAATTGAAATGTAAAATATTCGGTTTAAGGCCTCAACTTTATTTAATGGCAAGTTTAAATACGCCTTGTCCTAAAAGAAAAGAGGTAATAGAATAAATGGCTGGACTTAGTGGAAATATTGGAGGAATAGAGATCACAAAAGACAACAGTAAAGAAGTGCTGTCTTCTCTTGCAGATCAAGGTGAAAAAATTCTTACTATGATTGGCATCAAAGCTGAAAAATACGCTAAGGCACAATGCCCAGTAGGAACAGCGAAAAGCACAGGCGTTAAAGGTTATCGAGGGGGCACCCTTCGAAATTCTATTACTTTTCAAGTAGAGAAAGAAGGTTCTGAAGTAGGACTTGCAGTTGGAACTAACGTTGAATATGCGCCCTTTGTAGAACTTGGAACTTTAGGAGGATTTGAAGGACTTCCTCCTGAATGGGAATCTTTCGAGGCTCCTCCGTCTAAAGGTCTAAAACAGGGCAAAGGAATCAAAGCGAAACATTTTCTTAGAGATGCAATTCAGAATCATTTGCCTGAATACAAAGCCATCATAGAAAGTGAATTAAAAAACGCCTGAGCTTAACCGCTCAGGCGTTTTTATTATTTTATGAGATTTTTTTAAAATTTCCTAAAATTTTATCTTTCATAACGTTTTTGAAAAACTCATTTGCTTCATTTGCAGTTTTAAACCAGTAGCATTTTTCATTAGTTTCTCTTGCATTGGTAAATTTGATGCAAAACGTTTTGCCATAACGTCTTTCTATTTCACTTTCGGTTACATCAATATCGACTCCGTTCTCCCGTTTCATAATCCGAATGCCGAGCTCTTTATATGATTCAATGTCTTCTGAGAAATCAACCTTGATGCATTCCATTTTGGTCCAATCCTGTGCGTGATAAAAGCCATTTGCATTTTTCCACAATGTCGATTCTCTTTTATATGTTGCTAAGATAGTTGTTTTCATTTTTTATTATCTCCTCTCTTGATCTATAGATATTATATAGCATAACCTTTGGTTTGTACACTTATTTTTGTAGTTTTCATACCTGAATTCTGCACAAAATTTCCATTAATTTTTTGTGCAGTATTTACGCGGTTTAAATTTTATGATACAATCCTTATTAGAAGGTATAAAGAATCTTACCTGATAAAACTCAAAGGCGAAGAACAGCCCCGAAGAAAAGGAGAGTAAATTTATGGCATTAACAAGAGCGTTTCTCAAAGGACTTGGTCTTACTGATGATCAGATGAGCGCAATTATTGAAGCACATACTGATACAGTTGATGGGATCAAGAAAGACAGAGACAAGTACAAAGCTGATGCAGAAAAACTGCCTGATGTCCAAAAGGAGCTGGACGATCTGAAAGCAGGGTCTGACGATTGGAAAGATAAGTACGAGAAGGAACATAAGGCCTTTGATGACTACAAGAAAGACGTTTCCGATAAAGAGACCAAAGCTAAAATCAAGGCTGCGTATAGAAAACTGCTTAAGGATGCCAATGTCGGTGAGAATCATCACGACTCAATCCTGAAGGTCACGGATTTCAGTGCAATGAAACTTAATGAAGACGGCACCTTGGCCGATTCTGATAAACTGAATGAAGCGATCAAGAAAGATTGGAGTGGATTTATCGCCAGCAAAGATACAAGAGGAGCCGGCCCAGAAACTCCACCTGGAGGAAAAAAACCCGAATCACTTGGAAGGGCAGCTCAGCTTGCAAATCAGTATCATAACGGACTCTTTGGAAAAAGTAAGGAGGAATAAAAAATGTCTTTTATTGGTGCAGGACATCAGGGGCAGACGTATGCTCCAGGTTGGTTCCTCGTTAATAACGAGGATTGTTCCAGATTTACTAAGACTATTCCGCAGTCTCTTGCTACTACTGCGGCAGATGGAACTAAGTATGTGAAAATGGGAACTGTGTTTCCGTCTAATGATGCGAATGCAATTGGCATTGTTTATGAAGATGTTGATGTAACTGTTGGAAATATGCCTGGTTCCGTGGTTACTAAGGGTGAAGTTTATAAAGATCGTCTTCCTGTCGCTCTTGCCGCTACGGCGGAAACTGCCCTTAAGGCACTTGGTTTTACTTTTGTTACTGCTGTTCCGACCGTTACTCGGCCGTACTAATAAGGAGGTGATCCTATGCCTAATGTAAATTGGGAGCAAAATATTTTTGGGATGATTCCACGGTCTGAGTGGATTGATGTCGGTTTTAATGTTACTCGCCAGAATGATCCTATTGACGGCCTGTTTGGTGATCTTAAGACGGATAACCTTGTGGCTGAATGGGAGAATATTGCGGCTGAGTACCAGATTCCTATGATGGCGCAGTTCCATGCGTTTGATACTGAATCTCAGAAGACCTTTAGAATTCCGATTGATACTAAGAATATTGAAAAGGGCCTTATTAAGGTCAAGATCAATCAGTCTGAGCGTATGAGGGCTCTTCTGAATAGAGGAGTTCAGGCTAATGCTCTTTATGACTATGTTCTGAATGACGGTATCCGTCTTGCTGAGCAGGTCTTTACTAGATCTAAGGTCGCAAAGAACGAGCTGATGGCTACTGGCCAGGTAACCATTAAAGAAAATGATCTTGATCTCACGGTCGACTATGGTGTTCCAGCTTCTCATAAGGGCCTGACCTTCGACGTTGGTGCAGGAGCGACCGATGATCTTGCTTCTCAGATTCAGGACATTCTTGATGCGGCTGAAGCAGTTGGTGTCACTATTACCGGCATCATGACTTCTAAGAGAAATCTTACGAAGATGAGAAATAACGCGGGTCTTCAGACGCTAATTAATGGTAACATCGGTGCGGGTCAGCTGATTAAGAACTCTGCTCTTAAGGCATATCTTGAGGAAGAGTTTGGAATCACTCAGATTGTAACCAATGACCTTACTTATGGTAAGAGTGCTACTATCGGTGCAAACGGTCGTCCAGTGGTTACTTCTGCCAGATACTTCCCGTCCGATAAGGTTACATTCTTTGCTTCTAATCCTGGTGGAAAGCTGGGAACTGGTCTTTGGGGGAATCCGCCTGAAGCAGATGATTTCGAAATTAAGGTCGGTGCGTCTGGTGTTTCTCCTTATGTTTGGGTAAGCCAGTGGTTTGAGCAGGATCCTCATGTTCTTTGGACTAAGGCTTCGGCCCTGTATATGCCTGTTCTTTACAATCCTGATTCCCTGTGGATTGCAAATGTAACTGAAACTAAATGAGGTGATGAGATGCTGGAGCAGATTTTAGATTTTGTTCATAATTATTTTGTGAAAGAAGTTCATAAAGGAAGTTTCAGCATCTCTAATGGATCACTTAACGTCAGCTTTCTTCAAAATGACCAATATTTTAAGATTATTGGTTCTATATTTAATGACGGGGTCCACAAATTTGGAACTGGCACTCTCCAAGATGAAACATTTGTGGGCGAAGTTTGGGCTATGGCCGTACCTCCTGCGGTCATAGCCCTTTCGGATGAAATAGATGATTGGATCGACAAATATGGCGACCAAGCCTCTAGTCCATATCAATCTGAATCATTTGGGGGATATTCTTATAGTAAAAAATCTTCAGGGGGTCAGTCTGGCGATGGTAATGCCGCTTCTGATTGGACTGGGATTTTCAGATCTCGTTTAAATCATTGGAGGAAAATATCATGAGTTTGTTATTGGACGCAATGGAAAAATGCGTCATGTTAAATAAAACTACTGTGCCAGACGGATACGGTGGAAGAGATGACGTATGGCAAGAAAGTGATTTCGAGTTTGATGCTGCAATAGTATTTGATACCTCAATTGAAGCAAGAAGAGCAGAAGCTGAAGGAGTACGCAGTCTTTACACTGTTACTACTGAAAGAAAAATTACTCTTGAGTACCATGAGGTCTTTAAAAGACTAAGAGATGGAAAAATTTTTAGAGTTACTTCTGATGGGGACGATAAATATACTCCAAAGAGTGCGACTCTTGACATGAGACAAGTAACGGCCGAAGAATGGGAACTTCCGAGCAACAATGGATAAATCTCAAGCAATCCATGCCTTTTGGTCGCAATTTGGACTTGAGGCATATGATGAAAACACTGTTCCTGATAACGCAACAATGCCTTATATTACGTATGAGGTCAGCGTTGGTTCTTTAGATGATTTAATAAACATGACCGGGTCACTTTGGTATAGATCGACGTCGTGGAAAGAAATCACTAATAAGGCCGATGAGATTGCGGAAGCAGTGAATGGTCAAGGTTATTATATTTCTGATATAGATAATCGAGGACATTTGTTCATCACTAAAGGAGTTCCTTTTTATCAAAGAATGTCAGATCCGGCCGATGACATGATAAGAAGAATCTACTTTAATTTGAATGCTGAATTTTTAAGCAGTTGAGGGAGGATTTGATTATGGGACTTTATACTAAAGTTTCTGAAGATGCGTTTGATACTTTGCAGTTGGATGCAGGGGTGCTCCTTTCTTCTTTTGATCCTGCAAATCCTTATACCGCGCCAAGCAACGATGATATTATCGCTACAACTACTGGCGGAATTAATCCAACCTGTACGCCGACTTACTCTGATTTCGGTGAGGATGTAGATAACGTTCCAAACAACATGATGGAGTTCAAGCATCTTGATGGATGGGACTGCGCAATGGCATTTACTTCCATTAAGTTTAATGCGACAAATGTTGCATGGGCGCTTGGCGCATCTGAAAGTACGGTCGTTGCTGCTGGAAATAATACGGCAGGATACACGAAGATTGTGCCACGCAGAAATGTTCAGCTTACTGATTATAAAGATCTTTGGTGGGTTGGAGATAAAGCAAACGGCGGTGCATTTGCCGTAAAACTGCTTAATGCTCTTTCTACCGGAGGACTTAATATTCAGAGTTCTAAAAATGGTAAAGGCACGAATCAAATGACTATTACCGGACATGTTTCTATTGCGCATCAGGATACTATGCCCATGGAGTTTTATGATATTGAACCGCAGGAGTAAATAAATGAAAACTATTGCCAATTGCAAACCTTCCGAATTTTTAAGACAGACAAATCGCCTTAGAAAGTCGGCGGAAAAATGGATGAAAGATACTGACATTATCAATATCAGAAAACGCATTCCAAAGTTTACAACTGTTCCACCTGATGCCACTCAGGAGCAAAAAGAAGAAATTTTCCGTGGAAATAAAATTCTTTCTGAAAAGCAAGCACTTGAAAACATGAACGCGATCTTAGACGCCGCGCTTGAACAGTACCCGGATGAAACCCTTGAAATTATGGCCCTGTGTTGTTTTGTGGAACCCGAATACGTTGATGATTATCCAATGACGGATTATCTAAACGCATTTACGGAGATTTTGCAAAACAATGCGGTAATCAGTTTTTTTACATCGTTGGCGCGATTGGGGCAGAACGCTATTTAACATGTATTGAAACTATCAGCCTCGAATTGCTTGAGCTTTTCGGGGCTGATTATGTCATAGATCATGTAATGATAGAAATAAAAAAATATAGCGAAGAAAGATCATATAAGATTTATATTTCTGATGCCTTACGGGCCATAACAAATAACCATGCGCAAATTGCAGTAGAACAACGTTCTTATATTATGCTTCAGGAAAGATGGATTGATGCCGTCGATTCTCAAAAAAAGCCATCTGAAATCAAAGAAGATACACGGTCATGTAAAGAGATCGTAGATGATATGTGGAAAAGAATAAAGGGGAAAGGAGAAAAATAATATGGATTTAATGGCATTAGTAGCACGACTTTCCCTTGATTCTAGTGAATATGAACAAGGCATAGATAAATCTAAAGAAAAAGTAGGAGGATTAGGAAAAGGCATAGGCACGGCTATGAAGATCGGTGCGGCTGCTATTGGAGCAGCAACGGCTGCAGTAGGTGCTTTTGCAAAAAGTTCAATTGATACCGGAGCTCAATTTGATTCTTCGATGTCTCAAGTTGCTGCTACTATGGGAACTACCGTAGATCAAATTACTAATCTTCGTGACTTTGCTCAGGAAATGGGGTCTACTACTGCATTCAGCGCATCTCAAGCCGCCGACGCTCTTAATTACATGGCGCTGGCTGGATATGATGCGGAAACATCGATGTCAATGCTCCCGAATGTCCTTAATCTTGCTGCTGCTGGTGGTATAGAACTTGCAACTGCTTCTGATATGATTACCGATGCGCAATCTGCCTTAGGTTTATCGTTGGAAGAAACTTCTAATATGGTAGACCAAATGGCAAAAGCATCTTCTAAATCTAATACGAGCGTTGCACAACTTGGCGAAGCATTTTTAACCATTGGTGCTACCGCAAGAAATGTTGCAGGTGGAACCACGGAACTTTCTACTGTCCTTGGAGTCCTTGCTGATAATGGAATTAAAGGTGCTGAAGGCGGAACACATTTAAGAAATGCAATTTTAAGCCTTCAAACTCCTACTAAAGATGGTGTAGAAGCTCTTCGCCAATTAGGAATGACTTATGACGATATGTATGATTCTGCAGGCAACATGAGATCTTTGCCGGAGATTTTTCAAGAGATGTCTGTGGCAATGGAAGGCATGAATCAGCAATCAAAAGATGCTATTATAAGCGGAATTTTTAATAAAACCGACTTAGCAGCAATTAATTCTTTAATTGGCACAAGTGCCGATCGATGGGATGAATTGGGTAAAGCCATTGAAGATTCAGGCGGTGCAGCTGAAAAAATGGCAAAAACTCAACTTGATAATCTTACTGGCGACTTAACTATAATGAAATCCGCATTAGAAGGCGCACAGATTGCGTTATCCGATGCGCTTACTCCTGCTTTAAGAGAGTTTGTCCAATTCGGAACGCAAAGTATCAGTGATCTTACTGAGGCTTTCAGAGAGGGCGGTTTTGAGGGCCTTATGGACTCTTTGGGCGGCGTTTTTGACAGTCTGGTGGCGATGTTTGCCGAGAATGCGCCGAAGCTGATAGAAGCGGGCGTAGGAGTCCTGACTGCATTGATCAATGGAATTGTGCAGAATCTTCCTGCACTTTTTGACGCGGCAGTTCAGATTGTACAAACGCTTGCGACCGCTTTAATTCAAAATGCGCCTTTATTATTGGGCGCGGGAATTAGTGCTATTCAACAAATTGCAAGCGGTATGACACAGGCCGCGCCGGGTGTTGTTGACGCCATTAGCACAGCGCTTGATAACGTAAAACAATTTATTGAGCAAAGTTTGCCTGAATTCCTTGATAAAGGAGTGAATGCCATTTTGAATATGGCAAATGGTATGCTTGAAGGTGCGCCAAATGCCATTACAAATATTGGTGAAATCATCAATAAAATATTGGATGCTCTGTTAACTGCAGTTCCTGCAATTCTTGAAGCGGGTGTAAAGCTGATTGTGGGATTGGCACAAGGGTTGATTCAAAATGCTCCTGCAATCGTTGCGGCAATTACACAAGTGCTCGTACAGCTTATTACCACTATTGTGGAACATCTTCCGCAAATCCTTGAAAAGGGTATAGAGTTAATTGGAAAACTTGCCGCAGGAATTATACAGGCTATGCCGCAGGTGGTTTCTGGCATTGGTCAGATTGTAAGCACCATTACAAGTACGCTTGCGGGCTTGGCAGGCAAAGCTCTTACATGGGGCCTTGATATGATCAAGGGTTTTGCTAAAGGTATTAAAAATGGCATTAAACATGTTGGCGATGCTATTGGTAAGGTTGCAGAAAAAGTCACTGGAGTTATTCACTTCTCCCGTCCTGATGAAGGGCCGCTTAGATATTATGAGCAGTGGATGCCTGACTTTATGAAAGGACTTGCTTCTGGCATTGAAAGCAACATGTGGCGTATTGAGGATGCCATGTCTGAGGTTGCAGGGCTTATGACCGTTAATCCTGATCCTGCTCTTGCGGGGATGGGCGGTGGCACATTTGCCCCCATTGTGAACGTCAATGTTTATGGCGCTGAAGGGCAGAGCGCAGAGGAAGTAGGACAGGCGGCAGTCGATGCAGTCAATAGAGAGATTCAGTCCTTGAGAGGAGTGTGGGGTCATGCGTGATTACGGATTTGACTTTTTTGAATTTGACGGAAAGCCATCTACAGATTTTAGTATGATGCTTTTTAGTCATGGATCATATTCCGATCCTGAACCGAACGAGACTGAAGTTGAAGTGCCGGGAATGAACGGCGTTCTGCATTTTTGGGACGGCACGTTCAGCGAAGTAACTGAAACCTATCCAATGATTGTAAAGGGGAAAGACGGGACTGAAATCAGAGAAAAGGTTGAGGAACTTCGCTCGTGGCTATTGTCTAAAAGGCAGTATTGCAGGCTGTGTGATACCTTGCACCCGGATTACTACCGCATGGGGATTTACAAAGGTAAGTCCCCGGTGCGGTATTCTCAAAATGAACAGATGGGGAGTTTAGAGATCGAGTTTCAGTGTAAGCCGCAAAAGTTCTTTAAAAGCGGAGAAATATTTGAAACCATTTCCAATAACACGGTTATTCGCAATAACACGCATTTTACTGCGTTACCGTTGATTACAGTCTATGGCACATCAGGAAGCCTGACTGTAGGAGGTATAACAATGTCGATTACTGGAATAAACGGTAGTGCGACTATTGATTGCGAATTGCAGGAAGTTCCAGGATATAACGACAAGACTACGCTTGCAAATGGAAAGTTTCCTGTTTTAAATCCGGGAAATACGATTATCAAGTATTCGGGTTTTTCAAGTGTGAAGATTGCTCCGAGGTGGTGGACGCTATGAGACCGATTCTTTTCAGTAAAAACTCAACATCGTTTAACACTAACGGCATTGGAAGACTTGAACCCATGTCCTGTTATGTGACTGAAGAGAGAAACAGTATTTTTGAACTTGAAATGACTGTAAAGATGGACAGCCGTCATTTTTCTGATATTGTTCACTCTGCCGTTATACTTGCAAAGCCGTCACCGTCAAGAAATCCTCAGCCTTTTCGCATCTATGGAATATCAAAGCCGATTAATGGTAAAGTGTCTGTAAGGGCTGAACACTTGTCGTATCAGCTTAACTATATCCCGGTTATGCCGTTTTCTGCACAGGGCGTTAAAAATGCTCTTAATGGTTTTAAAACTAGTGCGGCTGAAAATTGTCCGTTTACGTTTTGGACAGATCTAACATCTACTGCATCGTATGCCATTGCCGCTCCCGAATCTATTCGGCATTATCTTGGCGGGGTGAGGGGAAGCATTCTTGATGTTTATGGCGGTGAATATGAATGGGATAATTATGTTGTAAAACTCCATAAGGCAAGAGGCGTGCATAGGGGCGTTACTCTTAGGTATAGCAAGAACATTACAAACCTTGAACAAGAGGAGAACATTGCTAATACGTATACTGGCATTTGCCCATATTGGAGAAGCGATGGACTTCAAGTAACGCTTCCTGAGAAAGTCTTGCACTCTGCTAATGCAAGCAACTTCCCGTATCAAAGAACAGTTGTTAAAGATTTCTCTTCGGCGTTTCAGAGTCGTCCGACTGTAGCACAGCTTAGAAATTATGCCAATGCCTATATGCAGGCGGCGAAAATCGGAGTTCCTAAAGTAAGCATCAAGGTTACGCCGGTTGACTTGTCACAGTCTGAAGAATACAAAAGTTTATTTGAGGATCAGATAATCGAGTTATGTGACTATATTGACGTTGATTTTGAAAAGTTGGGTGTGCATGTAACCGAAGAAGTAACAAGAATCAAGTATGATGTCCTAAATGAACGGTATGTTGAAATAGACATTGGGGATGTGCGTTCAAGCCTTGCGAGAACCATTGAAGACCAGATGGATGAAATGTCTTACCTGCCAACTGCTGATGATGTGCAGAATACGGTAGACCGTGCGACAGGCGTTCTTGTGGAAGGTGATAGAGGGCACATGATCATTAATCGTAGCGTTGACGGTTATGCGAATGAAGCCCTTTTCATGGATAATACAAACTTCATGAATGCCCAGCGCGTACTGCGAATTAACATGAACGGCATTGGATTCTCGTCTTCCGGGATTAACGGCCCGTACCATCAGGCGTGGCTTCTTGATGGAACACTTAGCCTTGGCGGGATCAACAATGCCTATGGCAATCTTGTCATACTGGATTCGTCAGGCAAAGTTATTGGGAGATGGAACAAAGACGGGATCTACGCTAACGGTGGAAGTCTAGTTATTGGCAAAAATTTCAGTGTAGATACGAATGGAAATCTAAAAGCTAACAATGGTACGTTCAATGGTGGTACAATTACTATTGGAAACAAGTTTAAGGTTGATGCAAACGGCAACCTAACTGCTACGGACGGAAAGTTTACCGGGAGTATTGAAAGCGGCTCTGAGATAAAAGGTTCAAAGATTCTTGGTTCTACATTTGGCACTCCTGCCGATGGGTTTTATGTCACATCAAACAATGACGATGAAAATGTGGTCGGCTGTCCCGGGTGGACATTCGAAGATAAAATCATGTATTCGGACTGGTTTGGTGACGTAGAAAATCCTGCATCTAACGGTGATACGGCTGGCATTAACGGACGGACTGGCAACGCCGGTTTTCGCAAGCTATATCTGCTGGACGGATGGTATGAGGGGTCGGATGGCTCTATGTGGGATGTGACGCGGACTATCCGATGGCTCGATAACCGTTTGCGCAACATTGAGGATTTCTGCGCTAGTCATAATTGGGACGGCGAATCAGGCGGTGACGATGGTGACGATCCTGGTAGTGGCGGTGATGGCTACCTTGATGACGGCCCAGTTTATTGATGGAAAGGAGGGCAACGAGAGCTAAATGTATACACAGGATGTGAATTTAAACGTTGTACCCGTAGGCGTTCGCCCTGTGATTCATTGTTCACAATACGACAATAATTTACAGGCTATAAGATTTGCGTTATATAAAAACAACACCGCATTTGCAATCCCATCAGGCGCGGCAGTATTGATTAATGGATATAAGCCTGATAATACTGGATTTTCTTATGCGGCGACCGCAATCAGTGGTAATATAGTAACATTTACTGTTACTCAGCAGATGACTGCCATCGCGGGAGAAGTGCTGTGCGAACTTCGTGTACGTACATCGAATCAGATCATTGGCACTTTGAACTTTATCCTCAAAGTTGAAGAAGCACCGCTAAAAGATGATAGTATTTTATCTGAGACTGAAATTCCACTGATCGAACAGGCCGTGGATATTGCCGCAAATCTTGCGGAATATATTCAGGTTACATACACAAATGCGGCGGCGGCGAAAGCATCGGCTGAAGCGGCGGCGGCATCTGCTACGGATGCGGCAACAGATGCGGCATCTGCGGCATCGGATGCGGCATCTGTACAGGAGCTTTATGACAGTATTGAGGCGGCAAAGGCGGCGGCAAATGCGGCGGCTGAAAACGCAAACGCGGCGGCTGAAGACCTGACAGGATTTTCTGCAACGGCGAACACACTGGAAGCGGGGGCAAGCGCCACGGCGGCATACAATGCCAGCACCAAGCGCTTTACCTTCGGGATCCCGCGCGGCCCGAAGGGTGACAGCGGCATCCAGACGCAGATTTCGGGACTGTTTGCGATGTCTGTGGACGGTGACGGAAATTTGTATGCACACTGCAATTCGGACGAGCTGACGGCGGCGAATTTCAGATATGAAACTGACACCGGCGCACTTTACTACGTGATTCCGTAAGGAGGGGATAAGCTATGGCAGATATTTTTATCGGCAATATCAAGGGGCCGCAGGGCGATACCGGCCCGCAGGGCAATCAGGGCGAAAAGGGCGATGCGGCGACCATCCGCGTGGGGTCTGTGACCACTACACAGTACGGGCAGACCGCAAGGGTCACCAACAGCGGCACGGAGCATGATGCGGTCTTTGACTTTGTGATCCCGCAGGGCCGTCCGGGCGAACAGGTTACGAGGATGGATAACTTAACGCTGGATGCGCTGACGGAACCGTCTGCGTCCTTCCCCGTCCCGGCGATCGGGGACAACGGCAGTACGCTGTTCGGAAAAATCAGCAAGTGGTTTTCCGACATGTCCGCATTGGTCGCCACAAAATTTAATGCCGCCAATGTGGTCAATAATCTGACGACCACGGCAAGCGGCTATGCCCTTGACGCAAGACAGGGCAAAGCGATCAGTGACGGCGCTCTTTTTGCGGTACACACTGGCGCCATCTATCAGAATCGCATTCAAAACGCAAATCTTAATTACGTCGTATTCAACACGGGGTACAAGCGCGCGGTGCTAACATACAACATATTTCAGGTAGGTAGCGCAGACATCGCCCCTAATACGGCGATAGCAACAGGCTTCTGGAAACCAACCCACAACACGGAGGCGCCACTTTACGCCTATCCCACTGATGGATCTAAGGCGATTGGTTTTTACATTAACACGGCGGGATCACTGTGCAACGGAAATCAGACATTGACTGCGGGCAAGTGGTATGTGTGTCAGGGTTACTATGTCACTGACTAAATGGAGGATTAAACATGGACAAACTCAGATTTATGGACGGAACAACTATCGACATTGAAGACGGCGCAAGCCTGAGTAATGTAACCCATATCGCCGCCAATGAAGCAGATGCGATTTTTGTCTGTGAAAAGATTACTCCTGAGAACGTGGCATCTTTGCAGTTCCTTCATGACGATGCCGTAACTGGAGATTATCAGGGGGTAATGATTGCCGAGCCGACTACGCGGGAAAACGGAGATGGAGAGACTGTGATTGTGCGTATGCATTTCCGGGAAAAGACGGATGTAGAACTGAGACTGGACGCACTGGAGCAGTCACAGGACGTACAGGACGGAGCGATTGAGGACATCGGCACGGTTCTTTCCGACATGGCAGAGGGGT